ATTGAGTCAAAAGTCCTACAGAACCAACTCGTGGCACACGGAAAGATCCTAAGGCCAAGGCAGTTATGAAGAAGTATAAGCATGAATGGAGAAATCCACCTGATGAAAATACTGCTTATGAAGCTAAACTCCAACGTGAAGAAGATACATTAGATAACATCGCTGCATATAAAGTTAAAAGTCCTGATGAAGTTTAGTACAACTAATATTGACGGCTATGTTGTTAAAGAAGATGACAGATATTTAGTTAGAGATAATACCACACTCAAAAATCTGGTAGTTAGTTCAACAAAATTAAATCCAAACAAAGAAACAAGTGGACATAAACATGCAGGCCAAGAAGAAGTTTATATGTTTTTAGAAGGCTCTGGTCGTATGTGGTTAGACGAAGAAGAATTTGCAATACACGCTAACGAAACAGTATTAATAAAAGATGGTGTATTTCATAAAGTATCAGCAGGCGATGATGGATTATATTTTGTCTGTGTATTTGATGGATTACGTGGTTCAAAATGAGTGAAGATGAACTAAGGCAATTCATGGAATATTTTAAAAATGAATTACCAGATCCAGAACACCACCCACAAAAAGTTGTATGGTTATATAACTGGTGGAAATCAATTGTTATAAGGAATAGAGATGCCGACATACACATTCAAAAGTAATAAGAAACCATTCAAGGAATGGGATGATATTATAAAAATATCTGAACTTGATGACTATTATATAGAACACGATTGCCAACAAGTAATTGGTGGATCTTCAATAATAATGGGAGTCGGAGAAGGTCGTCTTAAAACAACTGATCATTTTAATGATAGGCTTAAAGAAATTAAAAAGAAAGCAGGACCAATGTCAACAATAGGAAATATGATTAGATAATGTTTATACATGAACCGATAGACTTAGGTTATAATGACCTTAAAACAGTTACTAAAGAAAGCGGAAGGAAATACTCTACACCCAAAGGTGACTACCCATCAATAACAACAATACTTGGTAAAAAAGGCAAAGCTGCTATTATAGCTTGGCGAAATCGTATTGGACATGAAGAAGCAAACAAAATTTCAAGACAAGCTTCTGGTCGTGGCACAGCAGTTCATGCTGTATGTGAGAACTATGTTAACAATGATCCTGATTGGAAAAAAGATTTAATGCCTAATATTCTATTTGACTTCACTAGAATTAAAGACATATTAGACACACGGATTGGTGTAGTCTATGGACAAGAATTACCGCTATATTCTGATCATTTAGGTGTAGCAGGTCGAGTAGATTGTGTAGCAGAATTCGATGGTAAAATATCTATTATAGATTATAAGACATCACGTAAAACTAAAAAGAAAGAATGGATTGACAGTTATTTCATGCAAGAATGCTTTTATGCTATTGCATGGGAAGAAAGAACTGGTATACCTATTACACAATTAGTAACAATAATATCTGTAGATAATGCAGAGCCACAAGTCTTTATAGAACATAGGGATGATTGGGATAAAGAATTAGTCAAAACAATCAAAGAATTCACATGATGAAAATATGCGCCTATTAAACGCATAAAGTTACACGCCGACGTGCTCGTATGGTATAATATCTATATGGGAATCAAAAAAGACACTACACAACCAATATATGCCCCTGGCCTACTGACTCGGACGTTGTGGACCCATAAGTTCCCACACGAAGACGGTCACGTATGGTATAATATATATATTGGATAATAAAAAAGGAAGTAAAAATATGTTTAAAATTGAAAAAAGATTAGAATTACACGAATTAGGTTTAGAAAAAAGATGGGATGACCTGGTTGACTTTAAACAAAAAGGTCGATGGTTATGTATTTACCAAAAAAATACAGATGGTCTTATTGATAAAATAAAAGGTCGTGGGCCATGGTTTACATATAAAACCCAAGAATGGTCAAATGAAAAACAAAAGTATGAATCTATTCCCAAGATTACATACACATGGACTGCAGATATGGTCCGTGAATATTATAATGAACGCATGCATGAATCATGGGTTATGTCACATGCTTGTGACTTTTAAGGAGAAATATATGACACTAGATGAATTAATGATTAAATACGCAAGCCCAGCTAATGAAAGTAGCTTGGCAAAGAATATACCAATTAAATTACTACCTTGGTTTCAAGGTGAATTTGCTGGGCCTTCACGAAAAAAAGTAAGGTATATATTTAGAGGTGTATCAATACCAGGTGTGTATAAACGCCCACAATCTTGGTGCCATAAAGCTATGGCAGATACATTTGCAATTTATAATCGTCCAAAACCTTGGTACTCATCATGAATGAAACTATGGGTCAAGTTGAGAAAAAACCATTGCTTGGATTAATTGCAAATTATCTAAGGGAAGAAACTTCAACTGCAATTTATCATAATCCTGACAAATTAAAACATGTATATGCTAGTCAAGGCGAGAAATTAATTAAGAATTACTTTAAAGGTAATATCCGTTCAGCTGGAAACAGCTATGATGTTGATGCTGAGATAGGAACTATTGAAGTAAAATCAACAGGTGGATTCAAACAAAGTGGTGGAAGGTACAATGGTGTTGGCAATTTGCATACTAAAAAAGATAAGTGTGATTGGATTGCTATTGTTGACTTTGCAGCACAACGTGTTTCAGTTATACCAAATAAAGTATTTTTTAAACGTGCTATGTTAACTAAAATATCACATAAAGGTTCATTTGCTTGGTCTTCAACATATGGAAAACATCGTAAAGGTAGTATCATTGAAAATAACACAAAACTTTTTAAAGAATACGAAATCGATTCAAACAAAGAATTTAATAAACTAGGAATGGGAGATAAATTATGAGATGGGCAGAAGCTACAATTGAAAAACGCGGGTTACAAGGTATACGTCTTAGGTCAGCCAGGTTATGGCTAGATGATAAAGGGTTTCACCCTTTTCTTGATCAAGATGAATTGATAAGACCAGATATGCAAAAAAGCATGTGCTGCAAATATGAAGATTATCCTAAAGAAGCCTGGGATGTCATGGACATACACGATATGAATTTAGCTAAAGGGAGTATATATGCGAGAGCTTAGTGATAAAGTAATATTAACTGATGTGGATGGAGTGCTCTTAGATTGGGAGTTTCATTTCTATCGGTGGTTAGAAAAGACTGAAGGTTTTCATAGACTTAGCGGGCATTACAATGTTGCAAAAGCTATTGGTGTTGAACAAAAAACTGGTGCAAGATATGTTAACTTATTTAACAGATCAGAAGAAATGAAAACACTTTCTCCTTTACGGGATGCTATTAAGTATGTTCGGAAGTTACATGAAGAACACGGATATATTTTCCATGTGATCACTTCTCAGACTAACTGTAGACTTGCTCAAGAGTATCGGAAAGAAAATTTAAGAAATGTTTTTGGTAATGTATTTGAAGGGTTTACTATACTAAATACCGGACAGGACAAAGACGAAGTTCTTAAAGAGTGGGAAGGTACTGAATGTTTCTGGATTGAAGACAAAGCTGCTAACATTGAGATGGGTAACCAAGTAGGTTTAAGAGGAATTCTCATGGATCATGCTTGGAATGCAAATAACACTTACGAATGTGAGCGGGTTAAAACATGGAAAGAAATTTATAATATTATTACAGGAGAATAGAATGACAGAACATAGATCGCCTGAAGCACAGGCATTTATTGATGCTAATCCAGATAAGTTTAAGATTATCACGCCTGAAGAAACGGCAAAAAAAATGGAAAGCACAGGTGAAAGACACTTGAATTGGGACTTTACACAGAAGGATTGGAATGGAAAATATTCTGCTAGTGGTAGAGAAGATATAGGAAAATACACAACAGGAGAAAATAAATGAGTTTAGTAATAAACAAAACAGAAGAGACTACACACTTACGTAGTAAATCAAGATTTTATGTAGCAGGTTGGGTAGCTAATCGTGAAGGTGAAAACCCACAAATATTACCTGAATCTTGCAAAGGCGATGCTACTGTTGAAAAATGGCATGAAGAATACCTAAATGGATATGGTGATTCTGTAGCTAATAGCGAATGCTTAAACCCACCAGTTGAAGATCAAATTGATATAAATAAAGGTATATCACTATAGATTATGTTATGTCAACGACAGAACGGTTAGAACTGCTAGAGGCAAAGCTTCAGCAAATTGGTATGATGGGGCAATGGTATCAAAGGTACGACATAAGTACCGGCGCTCAGGAATGCAAAATTATCGTTAAAGAATTAAAGGAAAAATTGGATGAACCATGTGGTATGAGTAGGAAATGAAGGAGACAGCTATGGCATTACTTGAAGATATTGTTGATTTTTGTAAAACAGAATTAGGAATCCCGCAGGATATTTTAGTATCCGTTGAGCGTGAAGATATATCAGAAGATAATGTTAAAGGGTGGACTACCGATTCTGCTGAAGATGATGAGTACGATATTGAAATAGATACACGTCTTAGTTTTAAAGAAACTATCTTAACGGTTTGCCATGAAATGGTACACGTTCTCCAATTACACGAAAATCGTGAGCTTGATGAAAATGAAGCTTATGAAAAAGAGGAAGGCTTATATAGAAAGTATATAAATAGTTCTCAGTAGGTAATCTCTACTCTAAAAAAGATATTTTTGTTTAAATAAAAGAGGAAATAATATGTTCAAAAAACTAATGGTCGCGACGGCGGCGATGTTACTATCTGCAACTACGATTGCTGGTATTAGCTTATCAGGTTTGTATGAGGGAACACTAGATTCACATGGTGCTTATACACAAGACATACATACTACAATGAAAGGCACATCAGGAAACTCATCGGTAACGGTAGTTCTTGATAAAGACTTTGCGGTAGATGACATGTATGTTGAAACTACAACAGGTCCACTAACTTTTAAGATTGGTGATGCTTCTGGTGATGATCCAGATTCAACTGTTCTAGGTGTTACAATGAAAGCAGGTGCAGTTACAGTTGGTCTAAATCAGATCTCTGGCGGTGCAACTACTATTGATGCATCCACTACACTTGGTGGTATTTCAGTTGCGATGACTGATGTTACAAATACAACAAGAGAAACCACAGCGATTTATACTGCTGCTGGTGTAACTGCTACAGTTGTATATAACAAAGTTACTGCAGGTAATAACATTGACGTAACAATGGCAACTACTGTTGCTGGATTAACGCTTAGCGCTAATCATGATTCAAATGCAGATGGTACAACAGAGAACGAAGGTTCTGTATCAAAAGCGTTAGTTGGTCTAGGTACTGTTAAAGGTACTATGAGTAAGACAGGTGCTGGTGTTACAACTAAAGGATTTAGTTTAACACGTGGTATTTGGACTGCTGATTGGACAAAGACAGGTACTGCCGATGGCGTATCTACTTTAAAGGCTACGTTAGCATTTTAAAAAACACTGATTACTCGGTGTAACTCCTGGGGATCTTCTGGGTCCCCAACCTTATTTTATTGGAGAGATTATGAATAATACAAAATTAATGAGTGAGCATTACAAGGAAGATGGTAGTGTAGCTAAAATATATCAAGTAGTAACAGGAATGGATGGAGAACATTCGTTCTTCTCAATCACATATAAAGACCCAAATGGTGACAGAATTATGCAAGAAGATTTTCCATACAAAGCATTAGGCTATGTAGAAGACGCAGCAGAGAACTGGACTAAGGGTATTAAATTACTAAAGGGGTAACATGTCAACAGATTTCGATTTCGGCTTTACGCTTGTAGATGAGGCAGATTTAGATGTCTCTCAAGAGTTAGTAACAGCCACAACAGCTAGTGTATCAGCACAAGATAAACTAGACAAACTATATAATGCTATTACACCTCTACTCAATAATCTAAAAGCTAATCCTGAAAGGGAATATATTAAATGGCCTAATAGAGTTGACAAGGTAGAAGCATTTGAAACACACATACAGAAAATTTATAAAGGTTAGTATGTACTTTGATGGATACTATGTTATAATAGATACATCAATCATTAAATAGGAATATATATTATGGCAAGACGTAAGATGAATGAAGAGCAAAGAGCTGCAGCAGCAGCAAATTTAGCAAAGGCTAGAGCAGCTAAAAAGCCTGCATCATATAAAAACATTGCAGTAAACGTTCAAGCATTAGACGAAGATCATGGTCTATCAATGGTAAATGTGAAGCTATATATTAAAGCTACTAAAGAGAAACTATCTGCACTACGTCAAGCAATTCATCGTGGTGAGAGAGGTGCTCAAGCCAAGTATGAATCAGCAAGGATCTATAAGAATCATTGTGAGACATACCTACGAGAAGGTGTATGGTCATTAGACTTCTATGGTGAGAACGAAGAGAAACAAATGTATTGGAAGACTCTGTCTCCAGCGTATGACAAAGATGGGATACAAAAATAATGGATGACATTAATAAGAAGTCTTTTTCAAGTTTAGTTGAAACATTCGTTAGAACACATAGAGGCACAAATTATATTGATGCTATTATAGATGTATGTGAGGACAACGAAATCGATCTTAGGGACAGTAAGAAACTTATCTCTAAGGAGATTATAGAACATGTTGAGTTCGAAGCAAAAGAACTTAACTTATTACAAGGGGGAAATCCAACCTATGTGTTGCCTATATGAGAATGACAGGATATGAAGCATTTACAGTTCACAACGCAGTTAACCTACATTTCAATGGAACTTACGATTGTTTTAAGTATAATTTTAAAACAAATGTAACACAAAAGACTTATTGGGGAAGACCTGATAAGTTTCAATTAACAAAGATAGGTAAACGGTTTAAGACACGTGACGACATTGCATTGTACTTTGCTGCACATCAAGTGGCAGGTAATAAGTATAGTAGTGATATGGTACGTGACGAGGATACGTATACAACATTCTTAAAGAAGATAGATAGTTTGTCTTATGTATTTAGGAATGAGTTAGAAGAAATTTCAGATGTAAAGTTTGATGATCTCTTGGAGATAGAAGATACATATCCAAGAATTATCCAGCTTCATCTTGAAGGAGCAGTGTCTCTTGAGACATTGTGTATAATCAATAAGCTAACAGGATTTATTGATAGAGCGAATAAGCAGATCACAGAGACTATCTTGTGGCCCGACTTATACAAAAAGATATCTAAGTATCAATCATTTTTAAGGTTCGATGACGTGAAGATGAAAAAGATTATTGTAGATATTTTTAAATAAGGTATGTACTTTTATCATAACTATGATATAATATATACTGATACAAAATAATATAAACTTTTAAAGGAGATAGACCATGAGTTTTGCAGACTTAAAAGCGAAAGCTAGTGACATGAGTTCACTAGTCGGTGCGGCTGGAACAGGCACCACAGAAAAGAAATCATATGGCGACGACCGCATGTGGAAACCCTCAGTAGATAAAGCAGGTAACGGTTATGCCGTTATTAGGTT